ATCTCACAGGGAAGGGCGACTCCATCGGAATCATCCCCATCAATGAAGACAACCAGTGTAAATGGGGTGCTATCGACATTGACCAATATAATTTCGATCACAAATCCCTGCTTCAACGCATCCGGAAACTCAAGCTTCCTTTAGTGGTTTGCCGCTCCAAAAGTGGGGGAGCGCACGTTTTTCTTTTTGTAAACGAGTGGGTGTCGGCCAAAGATATGCAAGCAACGCTTACGCACCTTTGTGCCGCCTTGGGTTACGGCGGCAGTGAAATTTTTCCAAAGCAGATTGCATTGAATTTAGATCGTGGCGATGTCGGTAACTTTTTAAATACGCCGTACTTCGATGCAGAAGGCGGACTGCGGTACGCCATTCAAGACGACGGTAGTGCCGCGACCCTACATGAATTTTTTGCGCTATACGACCAGTACCTTCAAACGCCGGAACAGATGTTAGCGTTAACGGTGGAAGAGAGCGTGGCGTTAGTTCCGGATGGTCCCCCTTGTTTACAGATTTTGTGTAAAGAAAAAATAGGCGAGGGCGCACGGAATAACGGGTTGTTTAACATTGGCGTTTATCTACGCAAAGCGTATCCCGATTCGTGGGAGTCGGAAATTCTCAGCTATAACATGCAGTATTTAGATCCACCGTTAGGGATCAATGAAGTAAACGTGGTCGCCAGACAGCTCCTCAAAAAAGATTACCAGTATAAATGCAAAGATCACCCGATCAATGCCTATTGCAATCCGGAGTTGTGTCGTACGCGGAAGTTTGGAATCGATGCCGCTGCCAGCGGTGTTGCCATAGCAAACCTTAGAAAATATAACAGTCAGCCCCCGGTATGGTTTTTAGATGTGAATGGCGAACCGTTAGAACTGGACACCGACGCGTTGCTGATGCAAGGCATTTTTCAGAGAAGCTGTGTGGAGCAGTTAAATTTTATGCCCCGCACCCTGACTAAAGTTGCGTGGGAGACGCGCATCAATTCGTTGCTGACGGAGATGCAGGAAACCGACGGCTCTGTAGTCGAGGTGTCTGAGGACGCCAGCGTCAGCGGACGGTTCTTTGATTATTTGGAAGAGTTCTGCACGGGCATGCAGCAGGCCGAAGAACGCGATCAGATTTTATTTCGCCGTCCATATACCGACGACGATTCCGCTAAAACGTTTTTCCGATTAAAAGATTTAGAACTGTTTTTGACCAAGGCTAATTTTAAATCCTACAAAACACACCAGATCGCGCAGCGGCTCCGAGATATCAACGGCGAAGCCACACAGATAAAGATCAAAGGCCGCGCCGTTCGCGTGTGGGTCATTCCTGCTTACGCGCCGGTCGATTCCGGCGTCAAAACGCCGGACTTCGGCAGACAAGATGATGTGCCATTTTAATGTTTAGAATTTTTGGTCCACCGGGAACCGGCAAAACCACCACGCTATTGGATTTTGTGGACCGGGCATTGGAACAGGGCGCTGCTCCGCAGGAGATTGCCTTTTTAGCCTTTACACGCAAGGCCGCACGAGAAGCTAAAGAACGCGCCGCGAAGCGGTTTGATTTAAATCCAGACCACGATCTTCCTTTTTTTCGCACGCTGCACAGTCTGGCGTTTCGCTTAATCGGAATGCGGTCTGAGCAGTTGATGACGCAGGAACATTACCAAGAAGTGTCGAATCGAATCGGCATTTCCCTTGCCGTGACCGGTTATGTGGACCAAGAAGACGATTTTAGTGGAGTTTTGAAGCGCGAGAGTCCCCTCTTACGACTTATATCTCTAGCTAGACTAAAGCAGACCACTCTCCAAACCGAATACAACCGAAGTAACATCGAATATACGTGGACCGAAGTGGATTACGTGTCACGGTCGCTGGATGAATACAAACAAATCAACGGTCTGTACGACTATACGGACATGCTGGAAATGTTCGTAGAAAGCGGACATCAAATGTGTCCCCCGTTCAAACTGTGTTTGCTGGACGAAGCCCAGGATTTGTCGCCGTTGCAATGGAAAATTGCACATCTCCTCGATCAGAAATCCGAACGTATGTTTTGCGCGGGCGACGACGACCAAGCGATCTACAAGTGGTCTGGGGCCGACGTGGACCACTTCATATCACTCCCAGGCGGCAGCGAGGTGCTTGAGCAGAGCTACCGAGTCCCGGCTGAAATACACCGACTTGCGACGAACATTGCCAATCGCATTAAACGCCGATTTCCTAAAAAGTACCTACCGAAAAACGAGCCGGGGAAAATTCAGCGCATTTACGGAACCGGGGAAATCGATTTTAGCAGCGGCGAATGGCTTATTTTGAGTCAAGCCAACTACCAGTTGCAGCCCGTGGCACAGGATCTTCGCCAGCGCGGGGTTTACTTCGAAGAACGCGGCCACCCCTCGGTGCGACCGAAAGTAAGTATGGCTCTGGATGCGTGGCGAAAACTGAGACGCGGCGAAGCCATCGACCTGGCGTCCGCAAAAGCCATGTACTCGTTTATGCGCGGCAACGGCGCACGGGTCGCACGTGGTTCGAAGACGATCCGGGCGGATGCCGATGAGATGTTTACCCTGCAATCCTTACAAGAATTTCATGGACTGCTGGCTACCAAAGAGATGGGTTGGGAAGAGGCTCTGGACCGATTGCCGGACGTGGATAGAGTCTATCTGAATGTTTTGCTCAAGAGTGGGGAAAACCTATTGGAAATGCCCCGCGTGCGTTTGTCCACGATTCACGGGGCAAAAGGCGGCGAAGCCGAAAATGTGGTGTTGTTCACCGATTTGACCGCAGCCGCTGAAACGTCTATGACTGTAGAACCGGACGTGATGCACCGTGTTTTTTATGTGGCGGTCACGCGCAGTAAACAGAATTTGTATTTGGTTGAACCAGACGATTACGGGAGAAGTTACGTTTTATGACACGCACGGATTTTTTGCGACAAACCTTGGAAGCCATCGACGGCCCACGGGCCGCCGTGTACGGCGATCCCGCCGATAACCATCGCCGGATTGCCGACTCGTGGAAAAATATTCTAGGCACCGATGTCTCTGTCGCCCAGGTCTACGCGTGCATGATTGCGGTGAAATTGTCACGGCTCACGAATTCTCCTCATCATCTTGATAGCTGGATGGACATTGCGGCATACGCGGCTCTGGCCGCAGAAACCTGTGAAGGAGAAATAGAAAATGCTGGACTTGTTGATGTACGGAATCAGCTTTCGGCTGATTGAGACGTGCGGACCAATTGTTTTTGTCTTATTTTTCATAGTCTTAGGAATCATAGTATGGCGTTTACGACAGCATGAAACACGAAACTAAATTGCAGTTTCCCATGTTCGCTCCGGAGACGGAATGGACCGCCCCGTATCCACTGCCCGATTTAACCTCAGCAAAAACTATCGCCGTTGACCTCGAAACCCGCGATCCAAATTTAAAAACCAAAGGCCCCGGCTGGCCGACCGGGGACGGGGAAGTAGTAGGGATTGCTGTCGCTACGTCGCCATCCGATTCGTGGTACATCCCGATAGGACATCTCGGCGGGGGCAATTTGGACCGACGCATTGTCACTACTTGGCTGAAAAAGCAGATGGCTACGCCGTCCGATAAGATCATGCACAATGCCCAGTACGACGCCGGTTGGCTGCGACAGATGGGCGTTCCGGTGGAAGGCCGCATTATCGACACGATGGTGACTGCCAGCCTGCTGGACGAAAACCGATTCAGTTACTCTTTAAATGCCCTGTCGTTCGACTACTTAGGAAAAGCCAAATCAGAGAAATTGCTGACCCAGGCGGCCCAGGACTTTGGAGTAGATCCCAAAGCGGAAATGTGGAAGTTGCCGGCGCAATATATAGGGAAATATGCTGAGGTAGACGCAGAACTTTGCCTTGAACTCTGGCAGAGCTTTCAATCCCAACTGACGCGGGAAGATTTATGGAGCGTCTGGGAACTCGAAACGGACTTAATCCCCTGTTTAATCGATATGACCTGGAACGGTATCCGCGTAGATTTGGATCGTGCGGAACGGACCAAACAAGAACTGTTGAAAAGAGAAAAAAGCGTAGTCGCGTCTCTGAAAAAAGAAGCCGGTTTTCCGGTCGAGATTTGGGCTGCGAATTCCATTGCCAAAGCCTTCGATGGCCTGGGACTGCCGTACCCTAAAACAGAAAAAGGTGCCCCTAGTTTTACCAAAAGCTTTTTGACGGAGCATCCGCATCCGTTTGCGAAAAACATCGTTAAGGCGCGAGAGCTGAACAAGATCCAGGGCGCTTTCATTGAATCGATTCTCAAGCACGTCGGTCCTGATTCGAAAATCCACGGACATATCAACCAGTTACGCAGTGACGATGGGGGCACGGTGTCGGGCCGCATCAGTATGGCTAATCCAAATTTACAGCAAATCCCGGCCCGCGATCCAGAACTGGGTCCTATGATCCGCAGTTTATTTTTGCCGGAAGAAAATGAGCAATGGGC